GTACAAAAAGTGGGAATATCTCACTTCACGTCCGGCAGCTTCTCCAGCATACCGGCGGCCTCCAGCAGATTGTAGATGATCTGGGCCGTGGCCTCGCGGGTGATGGGCTTCTGCCATCCGTAGTTGCCCGCACCGTCTCCGGCGAAGATACCCTTGCGCTTGCAGTAGTCGGTGGCCTCCTTGGCCCAGGCGGAGGGGTTGTCCCCGGTGTCGGTGCAGCTCGTGAGCTGTTTGGTGTCCATAGCTTCTTCATCCTTTCCAGCCTTTGCGGCCTCCAGTCTTTTGTTGACTTCTGCGGCGATCTGGCCGTGGCGGCTGTAAAGCCAGTCACCAGGGCAGGCTTTCGCCGCAAACCAGCGGTGGACGGTCATGTTCTGCCGGTCTACCTGACCTACGAGGTTTTTATCTCCCTTCCAAAGCAGCTTGGGGATGCCGTTGCGTTGGCAGATGTCCACCAGCAGGTCAATGAGGGACTTGTAGGCCGCGTCGGAGACCGGCCACGGGTCCTTGGCAACGGTGTTCGCCACCTCGATGGTGACGGCCCGGTTGTCGTTGCTGGCGGAGGAGGTGCACCACGAACGGTTGGCCTCGTCCACATACAGACCGATGCGCCCGTCGCTGCCGATGCCGTAGTTGCTGCTGGCCTGGCGTTCCTTGTTCTGGAACAGTTCGCCGCAGCGCTCCACGGACAGGTTCCCGGCCATACAGTGGATAGAGATGGTGTCAATGGCGTGCTTGCGCTTGCCGGAATGGTTGGGGGACAGCTTGGTGTAGCTGACCAGCGGACTGTTACTCATTGCCCGCACCTTCTTTCAGAACGCCGTGGTTGAGTTCGTAGACGGCGGCCTCAATGAGCGCGTCGATGCGTTCCTCGTCCAGGGTGATGCCGTGCTCCGCCAGCCAGTTGAGGACGTAGGCTTTCTTCTCC